TTACTTTCATTTAATCATTTCCTCTGCTTGTCGGATTTCCTCGACTGTGATTGCTGGATTGCCCTGGGCATCCACAATTGAGTTTAAAGTTTTGTAAATGTTGGCACGTTCTAGGTCGCTTCCGCGTAGGTAATCACTTAGATCGTATTTTACCTGCTGTGATTGCGGTACGAAATCAGGCATTGATAGACGTTCAGAAATTGAAGTCATCAGCGGAATCAATGAGAAATCGAGCAAAGTTTGGCGCTGTGTTGTCGCGTTGCTGTATGTCATCGATGAACCAGTTTCAGCATCAACGTAATAAGCCGGGATGCCCAAAGCCCTGGCAAGTTCGGTCGATACATATGATCGAGCTTGATTGAGTTGCAATTTTTCAGGGTCGAATCCGACCGCTTCCATAGTTACATCAGCATTGAGAAATGCAGTGCTGCGATTACGGCGTGCAACACCCCATGAATCCAAAAGCTTTGCAATTCTGTCAGCCGGTAAGGCCGTGCCGTTGCTTTTAAGCACCATTGAGGGTACTGGCTCGCGTGCGTACATCGCAGCGGCACGTTCTAATTCCGCACCTGTGCGGATTGTTTTGCCGGCACGATTCAAAAGCCCTTCATCGTTGCCATTAAATACGACCAATGAACCGATGCCGGAATTTGGTACCGGTGATCCATCAACCATGTAATATTCAATTTCAGTTGCCAGCGAATTGGTTTGAATTGTCACGCGAGCTGGTGAAACGCGTTGAACGCTGCGAACGCGATACGTATCAGAAAATAATTCTGTAATTTGCCAATATGCGTATCCGTAGAAAAGTAAATCCTCACATGTCCACACATAAGTGGCTGAACCTGGCACACGTGGGTCAGGTGTACGGATAACGCGAGGCGTTGCATCCTCGATTTCCATTCCGGTGCTTCGGTCAATTACTTCAAGGCCGATTGATGCAATTGATGAGCAAATGATGTTGCGGCCACGTGCCACAGTTGGCACTGACATTGCTTCCTCGCGGGTTGCAGTATTTACGCCGCCGAAAAATGGTGTTAATGAATCAAGCGAAGTGACCGGCATCGATGCAGCAATGTCTGCACCTGAAGCGGGCATCACAGTTTCAACTGATCGCGATGCAAAAATGTCACGTATTCCCATGTGATAATTTTCGCCGTTTTATAGCATTAACCCACCATAATGTCGGTTTCTGTCTCTGGGCGTGTCGCGAAGTGTGTCGCGAGGGCAACGGCAACGGCAGCGCACACCGCCGACTGGCTGGCACGCCTTCCAATGACCCAACCGCCATCGCCTCTACGCAGCTGAACGGCTGAAAGGATTTGGGCTGTTAGTTCGCTTTGATTTCGATGCTTTAAACGGCCGCTATTGATCGCACCCAACATTTCATCGCATGATTGAGGATACGCCGTGTCCATATCGTAAATCGGGATTCCGGCCGGCTGAAGTCTCGCCGCAACGGCTCCACTGGTTTTCCTGGAATAAAGCAAAAATTCGATTGGGTACTTACGGCAATACGAAGCCGCATCATTTGCAATGGCCTTGTCATCAAGCTGACGATCATTCTCCCAAGTGTGCAGCAATTTGACCACAAAAGATTCATTGCCAAGTTTTTGGGCACCGACCAAAGCGCAATGCCTACGATCCGGTGAAATGTCCAGTGCCAACCAGGTGAGCTTCTCGGTATCCAAATCCACGTTGTCATCGGCACAGGCTTCCCATGCCTGGGGATTGACCACGCTTGAAATAGTCTGAACCCAACGGCAAAGTACCTCGGTCATAACTACTTCATGTGGATCATTGAGAGTTGCCCGGATGTTGTCGATGTGAACCGTGTGGCCGAGGGCTGGATTGCTTGCCACCCAATTGTTTTCATCGTGTACGTCATCGGTAGGTGCTGACCATTCAGCGTAGAAAATGTCATCAGCTGCGCCGGCCGCTGCGGCCAAGCCTCTATCACGTGCCATGTTCAAAACTTTGGAATGGGCATCCCCTGCGTTTGTAAACGCATTGATGCTCGGATTTTTCGCGGCCATCAGTGTGTAACGTAGCGATGCAAACGATTCGAGATCGTGCATTTCACGTAATTCATCGAGGTGAACCGATTCGGGCTTTGACATTCCACGTGCAGCTGAACCGCCGGCCTTGATTACGAAGCGGCATCCATCCAGGGTTTCGATTTCCTCGGCACCATGTTGCCACCTAATGCGTTTGACCTGTTTCGCCAAATCATCGTTGGCCTCGATCATGGCTACCAGTGCCCTAAATTGCTCCAATGATGTGACCAGTCGGTGAGCCGATGCCACCTGCAACGAATCTTTCCAGTGGAAAAGGTTCATGGCAATCAATGCAAGCATGTACGTGGACTTTCCATTTTGACGTGCCACAGTGGTGACCCGGAATGGATGGGCATATCTGCCGTCAGGCTTTACCTTCAAGCTGTGTTCGGCCAGCCATTTTTGCCAGGGCATAAATCCGCCGGGGATTACCTGGGATGCGAAATCAATCAATTCCAGCCCGCGTGAAGGCAAATCATTCAATGGCGTGTGGATTCTAGGCGTGGTTGAGCCAAACACCACAGCTGATTCCGGTTCTAAAACCGATTCCAGCCGATTTGAGCCTGTTTCGGCTTGATGTCCACTGATTATGACCTGACCCGGCTTATTCATGGCTTATGCTCACGTTTTGGGGTATATAACGTTCATGGAGAGTCGGGGGTGTCAAAGGCTGTTCAAAAAAACGGCCACCTTTTGATAAATTGCAATTTTTGCATAATACCTGCAAATTCTCCTCTAAGTCTGAACCACCAAGCCTCTTAGGCACTATGTGATCGATGTGCAGCTGGCCTTCAGTCTCACCACATCTTTGACAGCAATATGAATCACGAATCAGTATGCGTTCTCTGATTGCTCTCCATCCCTTTCGATCAGAACTTCTCCATGCTCTACTCATTAGTACCACCCATGCTTCTGATGATAAGCCCATGCGTTGCACATTGCCCCTTGATTACCGCGTTTGGAATATCTCACATTAATGTATTTGATAGTTGCATCAATCTGACGATAAGCATCCAATGTTCGATAATGCTTTGATTTCATTTGACCTATGCCGTAATGCGATCCATTGCGTGCATTGACATCCCACGTTCTATTCTCTTTATGAATTATTGCTTTAAAGCATTGATATTGTTTATCGCTGACAATACGTGAATGTGCATAAAGCTTTAACATATCTGTGTTTGATGCGTATGCGGGTTGCACGTTTTGAATAAGCATTGCCGCTAATAGGCAAAGACCTGCCCTAACCACCAAGCGCCTTAGCGAGCTACACCGCCACAGCGGCTCGCCTTCAGCGATTGATGGTAGCGGATGTGTCAAATGTTTTGCGTTATCCACAGATTTCTGAACGGCATTACGGCGTGTTGTCCACAGGCTTTTCCACAGGGTCATGACCGAACTCCTTCCAACATCTTTTGCAATACGTACCTGACACCATTCCCACGACAATGATTTGCACCGGATCAAATGTTCCTGATCCACAGAATGAGCATTCAGCCATGCCCTCAAATGCTTCACTCGCCATCGATGTGTTTCATAATGATTGTTTCGATTTCGGTTGCAGCTTGAAAGATTGGGATTTCACGATCCACTGCTTTTAGAATTACATCCCTGACGGCTTGCTGATAATCGTTCATTTCTTGCCCTTCGAATCATTAACGTAAAACCCATCACCTTTGAATATGGCTAGGGGTGCAGACCAATTACGCTGCATGGGTACCTGGCATTGATCGCAACTGGGTGCCATCAAATCCTGGTCGATTGGTTGCGTTACCGGCTTAGGTGAGCTGCAGACCGGGCACTTAAACTCATAGGTCGGCATTTTCGGCCTTGAACATCGAGATACCTAGAACGCCACAGCTCGTACATTCAACGCAATGAACATTTGGTGGCAGGTTATCCGTGACCTTAACGATTTTGTGCATGGTGGCTTTCTTTTCCACCCGGCAGTCAAGCTTGATAGTTTCTAGCATAAATGCTCCGATTCAAATTCTCGATGGGATTTAAGTCTGATGGATTAATCCAATATGAGCCGTCAGACCGCTTACGTGATGGCCTGCGTGCCATGCTGATCGGAATCCAGCCAACGATGTAATAGTTTGGCGAATTGCCAGTGACTAGCACAGCGATGTCAGTTTCACGATCACGATCACGCAAAATCAAACATCCAGCCTTCCAGGGTGTGTGCTTAATTTCAAGATTCCACCCAACGTCAGCTTGATTTTTGAATGTATTGACTGTGGGCTTCCATTCGGTAATCCCAAAGTATTTGGCAACGGCGTTTTCGGCTCCTATGGCTTCGCTACTACGTGCAATGTCCTGGAACAGGCTCACTTTCTGCACGCTGTAATCGTTCATGCCTTCAGACCCAACCACACGATCCAGCGCAGCTTTGGCGCACGCCATTTCCTCGTCATGGTTAAGTTTGACCGGAATCATTTACATCCCTGGCAAAACCACATAATTTTCAGGCCGTCAATCTCCTGATACCGGCCATCATCTAGCGGCTGCCATTGCTGGCATTTGTCGCAGAAATCCATTTGTAATGGCTGCACGCCTTTGGTCACTGTGCCATCTCGATGAAACGTGATGGTTTGGCCATTGGCCTTTTGAATGAATAACTCACCCATCAGTTTTGCTCCTTCCATGTGCCGTCACTGGAAAGCACCATCCAAATTGGCGGGCACTGGTTGGCTTTCGCCTTCTCTGTGCAAACGTATCCGCGATAGGGCTTCCCTGTTTTTGGTGATGTGCCTTCTTTAAGGATTCGATGGCCGTGTTTGCAGATTGGCGATTCAGCCTGGATTTCTCCACCCAACTGTGACTTTATCTGCTCGACCGCTGATGCAGCTGTGGTAAAGCCTGGTTCATCCCAAATTGGCTTAGACCAGGGATCATCATCAACGAAGGATTTTGGCAACGTCTCTACCTGTTGCATATTTTCCAAACTAGGCTTCGTTTCTGTTCCTAAAACTACGCTTGCACACCTACCAATGGCGCTGGAAACTGTGTCCTCGATATACCAGCGTTTCATTTGAACGTTGTACGCAGTCACCATGCCGTGTGCATAGTCGATGGCCGCTGGCTTTTCATCCTCGTAATGGCGAAAGATTCGACATTCAATCAGAATGTAACCCTTTTCAGGATTCCAGTCGATAATCGATGTCTCGATGCGGTTAGTTGGGTAGGTGGCGTGAAGCCGAATCACCTTTTGATTTACAGTCTCGTATCCATCCAAGAATCCGGCCATTATTTGACCGCCTTGTTTACTGCCTGGCCTCGGCGATAGCCGATTGCTTTGCCCTCTTTGTAGCCGTCATCACGGCCTGCGTAGTATCCGCAAATAAGCATGAACACGTGAGTAATCACTAGGATGATTTGAAGTATGGTCATTTTGTCTCCCGATGGGAGCTTGTCGATTCTCCCAAGACATAATGTGAACCATTAGTCTGACATTTGCAAGAATCCCGCGTGGATTACGGCGTGTCGATTACTTCGAATGATCGTTGAGGTGCTGAATCAGCATTGCCCGGATTTCCCGCACGTCATGGCGTAGGCCATCGGCAAAGCCGTTTGAAACTGGCCGGGAATTCTTTTCAGACTTTGCTGCGAATATGGCTGCAATGGCAGAAATCGTTGCGGCGGCAATTACGCCAACCGCCTGAATCGTTTCGGTCATTTTGCATTGATACCAAACTGGGCATCGTTAGGGTTGAGCCAACGAAGGATAACTGGAAGTACGGCAGCTGCACCAGCGGCCAAAATAGCCTTTGGATCAGTCACACCGGCCATGTAAACGGCCAATGATGAGGCAATGAATGACCTGCCCCAACTAGCTGCCAACGCCTTAAATTCCTTCATTTTCCTTCTCCAATTTGGCTATCAACGCCGCGACCTTCGCTGGCGGTAACGCTATTTCAAAGTGCATTTCATCTTTGCGGCTTCGATAATCTCCACCCCAAATTAACCCATATTTTTTCGCCAATGCTCGAATCATGGGCACTTTCTCATTTGGGAATGTTCCCACTTTGCCCAATGGATGCTTTGGTGCATTTAGATCGATGGCGGTGCCCGATGAATGGTTGGAAAGCTTCCCCGTCATTCCGCGAATATCCCTAAAGGCATATCCCCAATCATCGAGCTTGCCCTCATCGATTGGCTCGATAAGTTTATGGAATTCGGCTGCAAAGCCGATAAGTAAGGGCGCACAGGCTTCAGCGCATTGAAGCTTGATTGACGTACCCGGCACTTCATATGCCTTGATGCCAATTTCGGCTTTTTCTTTTGAAGCCTTCCAGCCATTTGCGGAGATTTGGATCATTTAAGTAGAAGTTCTGCCTCATCTTGCGTAATTCCTAATTTTTCCAATAAAACTTTTTTGGCTTTGGATTCATCAGCTTTAAGTTTGGAATCAATTGATTTCAATTCTGTAATCTTTGCTTCGATTTCCTCTTGGGTAGGCGAAATCACATCAGCATCATTCCATACAATGATTGTGTCATCCTCATAGGTTGAGAATTCTTTGCCTGGTCGCAGTGCTTTAATTGCTTCTTGAAAATATGCCATGATTATGCTCCTACTTCAATGAGAGTGATTGTTGAAACACCTCGGCCAATAATTGCAAGATCGGCATCGGCTGCGCTTCGGTTCACGTATCCAGTTCCATTTGCACAGTTATATCGAACCTTATATGTCAAAGCTGAAGTGGATGAAGGCGAATCTAAATAGGTATATCCAGCGGGAAGGTTTACATATTGGCTTCCCGCAATATCACCTGGTAAGGCCGAAAATGCTGGTGTTCGGTTGCTTGGTGAAGTAGGCGAAAGCAAATTTGTTGATCCACGAAATAGTGATGCGAGTGCAGTCCAAGCGCCTTGTGCAACACCCAATTGAATTGAAACGATGACCAAAATCTTTGACGATGAAAGCGTTGGCGTGATTGTTGCTTCTAGTCCAGTATCAACGAAAGTGCTGCTGGTCGTTGAAGCCGTGGTGGTCAAATTTGCATTGACAACCTGAATGATTTTGCCACTAGGTGATGTTCCCCATTCCAGTGCTGTTGCACCAGAATTCACCTTCAAAACCTGACCTGCCGAACCTATTGCAAGTCTGCCAGCGGTATCGGCCGCAGTACCCACAATAAGATCACCAGCCGCATCAATGAGGGATTTTGGAATTGCGCCAACTGCTAAATCATACGAAGTTTTGACACTGTTAGGTGTTGCAGCTGTGGTGGTCGATGTGCTTGATGTGGAATCTGTCAGCTGAACCGCACCTGACTGGGTTGTTGAAGCTGCTTGAATTCCGACTGTGATTGCACCTGTGGTACCGCCACCGGTAAGTGGTGATGTAGCAGTTACGGCAGTAATATCGCCAACCTGATTATCGACCCAAACAAAATCTAAATCTGTGTTTGAATTCTTTGAAAGGATTTGACCCGATGTGCCGCCTTTGAGGTCGGCAAAGTCTGAATCGACCGCCTGACCAAACACCTCGAAATCCGCTGGCAAATTTGTCACCAGGTCGGTATTCGTAGGCATCTGCCAGCCGAAATTGCTCGTTGGATTGCTCATGTTTTCTCCTTATGCGACTACTAGCGCATTTTCCCATGTGAGTGTGTTTGTGATGGTGTTCCAGTGTTCCGACACGCTGACTTCTTCCCACTTCAAAGCTTGTAGGGAATACGCCAAAGGTGATAGCAAAGCCGTGACCGAAATCGTGTTATAGCCGGCAGTCCATTGCCAACCTTCAACGAAGCCCGCATATTGGCCAGCGGTCATGTTGGCAGGCAAATCTGAAATACGAAGCGGCAGACCCATGAAAATGTTGATTAATGCATCACGATCAGCATCATCGATTTCAGGGTTGGTCAATTCAAAGGTAATCGACTGCATCATTGGCTGTGGAAATGAACGCAAATTCAAATAAAACGCCGCCTGTGATTCGGCATCCACCTGATCGTGCAAGGTAGTTGAAATGATTTGAGCCAAACGGCCAAAAACGGCCACTGAATCCAAATTGCTGTCATTTACTTCAGACGATGAGTTTTGCCCATATTTGATGGTTACATCGTTTCGCACGTCACCGGCACGCGTTTGGATCTTAATTCCAGGCGCTAATGCCTGGGCACCCGAAACATCTACATAGCCATTGGTGGCTAGGTATTGGCTGCGATGGGTTGAATCCGCATATGAGATTTGACCCTGGGCATTTTCATAAATATAGCCAAGCCCCGATGTGGCCAAAGCTGAAACCAATGAATAAACATCGATGGTGTCAGCTGTGCGAGCTGCAAGATCATAATTTCCTGGATGGTCAATTTCGCCTAATCCAACGTTTTGAGCATTTGCCCAGGTTTCGGTTGCAGGCGTGTAATTGCCCCATGTAAGCGCTGCCGGTACTTCAGACCAATTGTTGATAAGTAAATCCGTCAGGACTTCCAAAATCTGTGTGCCGTCATGGGCACGATCCAAAGTGTTATTCCAAAGCGCTTTTGGTAGGCGTGAAAGGGCACCCAACGCCACAATAGAAATCATTTGATTGATTCCCACTGAACCAGCCTGGGTGACTTCAATCGTTAAATCGACCACTGAACCGCCAAAGATAGGCACGAAAGTGCCTGTGGAATCTTTCAGCGAAATCGATACTGAATCATTGATGTTGATATTGACCTGGGATTGGGTCACGTTAAACAGTTGCAAATTACAATAGCCTGCCTGCGCCTGCTCATAAATATTGGTTCGACCACTGGATGCGGTGAGATTAGCCATGACGAAATTGGTGTATTGAATTCCGTTGATTTCAACTTCCCAAATCGGATTCCATAGAGTCATCAGATCACCAAAGCGGCTGCGCCGGATGTGCCTCGATAATATGAATTGTTCAAAACGTTGATGATGGTACGTGCTGTGCCTTCAGGATCGATGGCACCGCTGACATTTAGGTTGATGACTGTATTACCGCCTAATTTATTGTTTGGCGTAATCATTCCAGTGCTTGATGGCGTAAAAATTTCCGGGCCTTTTTCTCCAACCAAATATGAAGTGCCTGCCATGACTGAACCACCAGCTGCACGGCCGCCGCCAAACACGCTGTCGATGACATTGCCAATGCCCTTGACCAATGGATTGTTTTTGACCAAATCAACCAAATTTTTCACTGCGCCTACTGCTCGATTGATAATGTCCACCAAGTTGGCAAACAGGCCGATGACAGCTGAAATGGCCTTGCCGACTACCTGCAACGCAACACCCAAAACCTCGCCAATGGCAGGTGCAAGTGTTCGCAGGATAAATGATGCGATTGATTTCATCAAATCAAAAAATGGCTGAAGCTTGTCGCTGTTATTTTGAACGGCTTTTGCAATTGATCCAAATGCCTTGAATAAGCCTTCAAGAATTGGTGCAAAGGTATCCACGATGCCGGGGATTACCACTTCCGTGATAAATGACCACCATTCCATGAAATATGGGATTAAGTATTCTTTGAATACGAAAATAAGGTTATCGATGTAAGGCTGTAATTTTGTGCCCACTGTCTCGCCAAAGGCAATGACGTTTGGAATGACCTGCTCGACCAGCAAACTGACCATCGGGGTTAAGGCATCAAGTACGTAAGCACCAACTGTCTCTTTGCCCTCATTAACGGCCTGTTGGAGACGTGCCATTTTGCCGGCGAAGGTATCTGCCTGGATGGATGCCTGGCCTTCAAAGGTACTGGCCAATTGAGCCGTAATCTGATCCATAGACATGGTTTTGAGTTCGGCTGCGGATAATCCGATACCCAACTTAGCCAAAGCGCCTGTATTGCCCTCATATGCCTTGCCAAGCGCATTGGAGACGGCTTCAAGGGATTTACCTGAACCCGCTGCAATGTCGATTGCCAGGGTTTGAGCCTTTTGGGCTGTATCCAAATCTTTGGTGGCACGCGTTAGACGTTCAAAGCTCGGCCGCAAATCATTGTCCGTGAGGCCGTAAAGTAACTGTTGCTTTTGGATGTATGACTCTGTTGCCGCCACCTGGGCATCGGTGGCACCTGCCACGTTACGAAGTGTGGTGGCCAATTTGGCCTGGGCTTGTTCATCCTCGATTGCAGACTTCACGCCATCGATTAAAAGCTTGCCTGCGTAGGCAGCGGCAGCGGCACCAGCTGCGGCAAATGCTGCGCCGGCTATTTTGCCAAATTTGCCAAGCTTGTCACCAAATGATGAAACCTCGGTGGTGCCTTGATCCAAACTCTTTTTGAGGTTGTCAATGTCACCAAGTATGGAGAGCTTTAACGTTCTCGATCCTGTACCGGCCATCACCATTCCTTCGCTATCTGACTGAAAGCATTTTCCCACTCATTGATGATGTGTGGCTGTTCGGCACGCAATGTTGGATAAATGAACCAACCGCGTGACCCTCGACCTTCACGGCCTGACCACACTGGAAATTGCTTATATCGGTTCGAACCGAATTCCGATCCACCCCAAAGGGTTTGCGTATTGGCTCCACCTGAAAATTTCTGTGCAACGTAACCAAAACCGATTTCGCCAACCTTGCTTGATTTACTCACACGTGAGCCATCGGCAATGCGGCTTGCAACTTTGCTCGATTGCAATGAATTGGCTTTGCTTTTGATTTTCCCCTGAAGGTAATTAGCGAGGGCATTTGAAACACCTTTTGCCTGGGCAACGGCTTCATCATCCATGGCCTTAAAAGCACCGATGATTTTCCGCAAATCGGCTTTATCGTAAGCAATTGCATCAGTTGCCATTTTGCTCCTTCAAAACCTCGATTGCGGTCAAAATATCCTCTGCCTTTGTCCATTCAGACATTGGGATGTGAGTCGCGATGGCCAATTCAACTATGAGTCGGCTAAGGCTTCCTCGCTGGTGACTTTTGGGTTTGCATCACCGACACTTACGTTTGCAACTGTTTCGACCCAAACTTCAAATGGTTTGACTGGCTTTCCTGCCATAGATCGCTTCATTGCTGAATAACCCAAAAACAGCAAATCAGTAATGCCGATTTCGCTTGCCTGTTGGATTGTTTTGCCGGTACGTGATTCCCACTTCATCCATTCAGGTGCTTCGGCCACGTATGTGACCGATTCACCCGCCTGATATTCGATTGTGATTTCTGTTTTCATTCTCCCGATACCTTTCGATTAGTCCAGAGCTGGAGTAGTTACGCAAGTAAATGAAAGTGATGCTGTAAGTGCATCAGGTGCAGTACCGCCCAATGATGGGAAAATTGGCTGCACGCTGAACGCGTAGGCAACGCCTGCAACTGTGAAAATTACTGGCAATGCTGTATTTGGTGTGGTTGCAGCTGCGTTCCACAGCGCTTCGCAAAGTGATCCAGCTGCGCCGAAATCCTGAAGCATTTCGACTGCAAATGTGCCCTGCGAATCAGTGGTGTAATAAGCCTTGCCGTCAAGTGTTTGATATGTGTTGATTGTTGAATCAACTGTGAGTGTTGCGGATGTGGCCTGGGCATCATATGTATCACCATCGATGGTGAATGTGATGTCTCTACCGGTGATGATAGTTGTCATTTTTGCTCCTAGTTATTTTCCTGGGTGAAATAAGTTGAAACGTTCAAATCAGCAACTAGCAAATTTGATGCTCCAACTGAAACGATTGACGGCCTTTGGACATCGCCGACCACGTATCCTGCGGGCATAGCCCCCAAAATGCTGATAATTAGGGCTTCGAGCTGATCCAAAGCGCCTGAATTGGTGTTATTCGCAACGGCAGCCGTCACGATGAAATTCACTTTTACTTTTGTAACTGACCCATTCAGCAAAGTGCTTTCAAGCCAGGGTGAATCCGGGATGATGACACATGCTGGCGGTATAACCGCTTCCGGTGCTACTGGGTAAACCGATGCTGCAACGCCTGAAAGGGCTGTGGCCAATTCAGTACGAACATCGAGCAATGAGGTTACTGGCATATTGATTCCACATCATAAAATGCTGAAATCAAACCAATGACACGATTTTGTAAGCTGCGACCCATGCGGAATGGTGTTGGCGCAAAATCCACGCCTTCAGTCTGTCCACCTGGTGCTGTAACGCTTTGGAAAATTTCTGTTGAAACGATGAGGATTGCAGTTTTGACGGCTGGCACGTTTGCGTAAAGCTCCGCAGCTGAACCGCCATCCAGTGTGATCGTTCCCGCTGGAATCACTGGTGTAAGGATGCGATCTGCCTCATCAACTACCGCAGTGACACGGAAAGCATTGACGGAATGACCACTGACTGTATATGGGCCATCTAGTCCATTACCAATTCCAGCGAGAATGACCCCTTGCCCCGTAACGAAAAAGTTTGGCCGTAAGGTGTCAATATATAAAACATCATTTTCAATACGTGTTGAAACTACTGCGCTTTGATATTGAGTAAGCATTGGCAAAATTGTTGCCTCTGCACTTTCAATTATCTGATCTAAATATGCATCATTGAAAAGGGAATCAGAGACACCAAGTACCGCACGTAGTTCATCAGCCGTGATGATATTTGGCATCTCTGTTCCTTTCGACAGCTCGGCCTGTTCGGGAGTGACCAGGCCGATGATTAATGGGTTGGATTAGTCCTTGTTGAACGCGTATGCGCCAGCGCCGATTTTCGTTGCTGTTGCGCCATAGCCGTACATGAGGATTCCAATGCTTCCGTCTGAAATTACGTTAGTACGCAATTCTAGGCGTGGGCTTTCGTACCATGTGTAGGCATCGCGGTTGATGACGTACATTGAGTCATCGCCTGTGCCTGAAAGTGCTGTATCAACCCAAAGGTCGATGCCGTTTACTGAACCGCGAAGTGATCGTGGCTGTGCGTTACCGGCAGCGTTCTGTGGCTGCAAAGCATTGTAGATTGGTCGGCCATCAACGTTGAATGACATGATGCGACCCCACATTGCAGGTGATACCACGATTGCATCTGCAAACTTAAATGTGTTTGAGTAAACGGAAACTGCGCCGTTTGAAACCCATGTAAGAAGCTCTGCCGCTGTGATGTCTGTTCCATATCCTGTTGCAGTCTTTGTCGCTGAAGCAAGAATCTGTGCAGAGTTATACGCGTTTGTTGCACGTGCATATTGGGATGTGAGAGTTGAAATCAGTTCTGAATAGAAAAGTGGATCAGAACGATCCGCAAGTTCTACTGACATGACCTGTGAACCCTTGAATGACTTGACATCAACATCGATGAAGTCTGTCTGAAGCTCTGTTGGTGTGACAGTTGCAAGTTCATCAATCTGTCCTACCGCTGGAAGCTGTGTGACCTTTGGAATCTGGAAAACAAGGCCAGCCGAAGGCAGGGTGCCAGTCGAAATTGAATCGATTGAGGCACGAACATTGTCTGAAAGGCCATTGACTACTTCACGAAGCTGACGTGTTGGAATCAAGCCTGGGTTGTCTGAAGTGCTTGTCGCAGCTGCAACGAAGGCACGTGATTCCTCTGAACCGCGTGCTGCTGCAACTTTGTGCATCAAGAATGTTTCAGGTGAAACGATTGGGTTACGTGTTGCGATGAAATTTACAGGCTTTGCAATTGATGCTGCCTGCACTGGTGCTGAAGCCTCTACCGATTCGGCGGTTGGCTCTTTGTCGGTGTTTTCCACGACATCTCCTTCTGTTTGTGTGGGTGTGGCTTCTGCTTCATCAGTTGATGATTCAGAATTTTCGGTTGCCTCTGTTGCTGCGACATTTGATACACGTGCTGAATCAAAAGCCGGGTTATGCGTTAATGCGACCCCTACGAGGTCAGCGGAATTGACGATCATTGTTCCATCCTTTGCATGGGTGAAATCGTTTGCGTTTGCTTCCACACTGAAACCATCGCGAAGGCCATCCATTGCTTCCTGAATTGCATCAGTGCCAGCGGTGGTCTTTGAGATTTTGAATGTGGCTTCGATTGAATTTCCATCCGGTGAAAGTTCCATCGAAAGTGTTTTGCCGATTGGTCGAGCTGCATCGTGTTCCAAATTTAGCTTCACGTTTGCTGGATTAAGTGATCCACGCTGAAACATGACCTTGCCGGTTGATGCTGTTGCAGGTACGCCAAATTCAACGATTTTGCCGGTGATTGTTCGAGCTTCGGAATCAGCCGCAGTGATTGTGAATGGTGTGGTTACTTTCATTTAATCATTTCCTCTGCTTGTCGGATTTCCTCGACTGTGATTGCTGGATTGCCCTGGGCATCCACAATTGAGTTCAAAGTTTTATAAATGTTGGCACGTTCTAGGTCGCTTCCGCGTAGGTAATCACTTAGATCGTATTTGACCTGCTGTGATTGCGGTACGAAATCAGGCATTGATAGACGTTCAGAAATTGAAGTCATCAGCGGAATCAATGAGAAATCGAGCAAAGTTTGGCGCTGTGTTGTCGCGTTGCTGTATGTCATCGATGAACCTGTTTCAGCATCAACGTAATAAGCCGGGATGCCCAAAGCCCTGGCAAGTTCGGTCGATACATATGATCGAGCTTGATTGAGTTGCAATTTTTCAGGGTCGAATCCAACCGCTTCCATAGTTACATCAGCATTGAGAAATGCAGTGCTGCGATTACGGCGTGCAACACCCCATGAATCCAAAAGCTTTGCAATTCTGTCAGCCGGTAAGGCCGTGCCGTTGCTTTTAAGCACCA